CGGAGTGCCGCCATTGAACGACACGGTCACGGGAGTGCCAGTATTCGCCTCGAAGACATTGAGAATGACCAACGCGGAACCCGAGACAGGGATTGGTGTCACCGCCTGAATGGAATCAGGCGTACCAACGCCCGAGTCCGTCGCTAGTATGAACGAATAGGGCAGATCACCAACGCGCGTCCAAGATCCAGTTCCGGTACCGCCGTTCTTGCGATAGACACCGTTATAGGCGACAGTCGCATCTTGAATGACCCAGGCACTCGACTTGGCTGTCTGGCTGAGATCAGCGAAAAGTTCCGCGCGCGTCAGATAGATCGAGCTGCCTGAGGCACCGATCGCCGAGATAAAGCCCTCAAGGTAGCCACCCCAGGCCCTGATTTCCGATTTCTTCGGCTTGTGCCGACCGGACGACGGTACGCCATCGGTCTCGTAGTCGCGGAATACCACCGCAGCAGTTTCAGCCATCGTATGCTCCTATATGAATGAAATTGGTGCGGGACGCTTCAGGTCACCGTCTTTGACCCGGTGGGCTGCGCTGTCGCGGCAATGCCAGATCCATTGATAGCCTCGACGAAGCCGTAGTAGGTGCCAGCCGCAAGACCCGTGATAACGCGACTGTCAGCCGAGCTAGGCGGCCCGTACTCCGTTGCCCGGAGCGTCGCTCCCGAAAAGCTGTTCGTGGTATTTGTGTAAATCCGCGAGGCGACGTAGTTGGCGCTGTTTGGCGCCGTCCAGTTGAACGCGATCTGCCCTGCCCCTCCAGTGGCGGATACACCTGTCACTGTACCTGGTGCAGTCGGATCAGCCGTGGCCGTCAGGACGACGTAGTCTGTCCACGCCGAGCTAGCGCCGCCTGACCAGGTGCGGAGGCGGAACTTGTATTCCGCCCCATCTGCCAGATAGCTCGATCGAACCTGATCCACACCGGGCGACGAAATGAGCGACTGCGGCCCGGTTGACCCTGTCGTCTTTTCCCACTCAAGCTCATAGGTCAATGAGTTGGAGACATGATCCCATGAACCCAAGGCAAACGCTGCCGTCGAGCCACCCGCCACCGCCTCAGTCTGTATAACCACATTGAAATTCGTCGGCACAGGAATGCCCGCGGGCGGGATAATGACGATCGAGGCCCCCGGCGATCCCTCTTCGGTCGCCGCATCGAACGAATAGAGGTTGGCCGAGACTACGAGGCCACTGAACGAGACGGTCATGTCCTTGAGCGAGATCGTCACCTTAGAGGTGATCTCAACGACTGCATCTGCCAGCTTCGGGCCATACTGAACGCGCACGAAACGCCGATAGGAAATGTCGCTGTCAGGATCGAAGTGAGCGGTGATCGAAACCCGCGGAGCATTTCGCCTTATGTAGGCGAGCTTCTGAAGCCGCTGGATGTGGTTGTGCGACTGCACCGCCACATTCTCGACCGTCATCGTCCGTTCGGTGTCCTCGCCGATGTAGGGATTGCCGTAGATCGCGGCGTCGTTGGTGTTGTAGAGGTCAGATGGGTCGGTGAAGCGGCCTCGCACAGCTAGAACAGTGGTGGCCGGGTCGACGTTCACGTTCAGCGCGAAGGCAATGATCTCGCGGCGCGTTAGCGTGATGCTCGGCTCCACATATTCGCCGGCATGGACGCCAATCTTGCCGTCGGCGCGCTCGTAGACTACGAGATCGCCGGCCTGATCCAGGATTCGTCCAACCTCGATCGGATCGCTGTTGGCTCGGAACCACATGCCGCCGTGGTAGCAGTTTTCGACCGCGCCGCTCCGGTTGACCACGAAGCTGTCGCAGACGTTGGCAGCGTTGATCCAGTCCGGCAAATACATGTCATCGATCGACATCTTACCACCGAATGGGCTCGTCAGGTGCCACAACCGGAACAGCGCGATGTTCTTGACGAAGTAGGTCAGCCCGTTACGGGGGTCGTAGAGCTGCATACCCTCGATGATCGCAGAGTGCTCTGGCATCTGGTTGGGATAGACCGTGAGATAGTCCTCAGACGGCGCCGTGACGCACGACATTCTGATCGAGGCAAGCCCATCGCCTCGATGATCAATAGTCCAAATGCTCGGGAACTGCGAAACGACCTGCGCGTAGCAGGTCTCTGCAGGCAGACCGAGGCGCGTTTCGATAAAGACATACTGATTGCCGCCGTTGTTGAAATGCGGCGGCGAGATGATAGCAGACCCGGAATTGAGCGTGACGGGTTCGTCGTGAAGGTAGTGCTGATTGTAAGCATTGACCTGGTGGCCAGCCGTGACGATGATGTGAACAGCGACGCCGCCAATTTCTTCGAGAAAGACGTAATCACCGGCCTTCTTCACTCGTCCCAGAATGATTGGCAGGGAAGGAACCGACTGTTTTAGATTGTACGTCCCGTCCTCAGGCTTCGGAACAGAGGGCTTGGGGCTGAGTGCCTTGGAAAGCAGTAGACTGCCGCCTACCAGAGCGGAGTAGCCAAGGGCGAGCGTGCCAAGATAGAGCGCGTTCGCGGCCGCCACTGTGGTGCCTAGTGACGATACGATGAGTGCGCCTAAGCTGATAATCTGCGGCATTAGATCTTCCAGATTGCGATTGCCGAGGCCGATATGGGCAGAGTTCCGAGCCGCGATCGAACAAGCCAATGACGGCCGTCAAAGATCGCGCCCCATTGGCGATCAATGCTGCATGGGCTTCCGATTACCCCGACTGCACCCACCGCCGGCATGTCCAGCCCGACGCCGTCGATCTTTGCAATGCATGAGGCGACGACAGGCACGACGCCCCCAGCGTCTGCGATGATGGCGCGAAAGCCATCCTCGTCATGGTAAAGGTTGCGCAGATGCCCTGCCGGGTCCGGATACCCAAGCCACATTGCCCAGGCGGCGAGGAACATGCAGCAGTCCATCTTTGCAGGCGCCCACGGCTCATCTTGGGTGGCTGCAAGGAAGGCAGACAAGCGACCTACCAGCGCGGCCATCTGATCGTGCGGTCCTTCAGTGCCGGAATGCGCTCGCAGAAGCGATCGGGCGCGGCGAGTGGGTTCAAGACCCTTGCCCGCGCACGCTGGTCAACATCCGAAAGCACCGATCCGTTCGTGACAGAGCGCAGAGTGAAGCGGTTCGCGATGTCCACCTGAATGGTGGAGTTGATCCCGGCATTGCCGGCTTGGTCAATGAAATTGAGGTTCGAGATCGTCCCGGTGAACTTCACCTTCGGCGGCCCGACCGGTTGCTCGGTGTCGCTGCATTTCTGCAGTAGGATCTGGAATGTCGATCCGACGATATTTCCCGCTTGATAATCAGCCCAAACCCTATCCGAAGTGTCGCCGTCAATTCCGGACAACATCAAAGACAGCGTGAACGCCTCCGCGTTGATAGCAGCCTCGATCTGCGCCAGCGCATCCTCCTGCAGGATGCATGACTGGTAGAGGTCGCCGTTGCTGTCCATCAGAGGGCCGCCGGACCCGTCCCAGAAGCGAATGGTGGCGGAAGGCAGGAACGCCCTTGCTAGAACGCGAAGCGATGAAAAAGCGATCATATCAGTCCCAACGCCAGCTTGTTCCAATAGTCCGTTGCTTCAACGAAACTGACGCTTCGCTGCTCGAACTCAATCGGTGTCAGTCCGCCGTCCATTCCCCTGTCCTCTGCCAAGTGGCACAGACAGGTAGGCATATCGAACTCAAGATCTGACCCAGTCGGGATAATTTCGCGGACGGTCGGTGAGATAGATACGGTCCAGATGTCACCAGTGACATCTACTACCGGCCCTGTCTCGTAGAGAGCATGATTGAATGAGAAGCGGACACCGGCCAAATCGGCCCCCGCCTTGATCACTCGAAGGCGAATGCTCGTAGCTCCGATCGGGGTCAGGCCATCGCTAACGATCGATATGCTGTTCTGAAGGTGCGGCGTGTCATCATCGAACGGCGCGTCGTCATCGAAGAGGACTTCGAGCGTTGGCTCACGCTGCCCAGAGATATATGGTGCGACTTCGAACGACCATGCTGGAACAGCTACAAGGCCTGCCCTTCCTCCAAGCTTCTGCCTTATCGCGTTCCACGTCCTGGCATGCTGGGTCGAGTAGATGGCTATATTCGACAGATCAACGGACCAGAACCCAAGATCAGTGCGGACCACGGGTTCAGCGCCGCCGAGCGACTTCCCCCCGGATCGCGTGAAAGGGACGAGATTCGGCCTGCACTCTTCCGGCACCAGCAGAGCGGATGGCCATACGACGATGTCGGGCATCATGAATTCCTGTAGTCAGAGCCAGCGCTATCGTTCTGGTATCGAGCCACCGTGGGCATGACCTGCTTATTAGCTGCCGACACGATCTTCGGCGCCGCGTTGGTGACTTGCCGGCGAGAAACGCTCTCGACGAAAGGCATGAGGTTGCCGTTGTTATCCGCCGATACGCCGACGGTGACGTGAAGACCTGACATATCCCGGCGACGGTTCGAGTTTGCTGCTGGACGCACGGGGGCGACGTAGCCACCGCTGGCATATCCCTTGGCAGCCTTGTGCATGCTTTCGAGGTTGCCGACGCCAATCTTCTTGGTTGCGCGAGCGGAGAAAACATATTCGCCGCCGTGAACGATGCCGGCAGCCTTGTTCGCCGCTCCATTGCCGGTGTAGCCGCCGGAAGCGAAGCCGAAGATCTTGCCGATGCCACTAAACAGCGAACCGAAGAGGCCGCCACCACCGCCTGTGCCACCGACCGAGAAGAGAGCATCGACGAGCTGGTTCTGCACTTTGTCGATGATCTTGTTCAGGACATTCAGTGCCGCCTTGCCGAAGGACTTGAAAAACCCCTCGCCATTGGCGAGACCAGAGCGGAGATCAGACAGGAACGAGTTGGTCGACTCCTTAGCGAAGTCCATCGCTTCCTTGGCGTGCTTGGTCGCGATCTCGGTCGAGGCCATGGTCTGAGCAAGGCCGGCAAGTTCCGCCTTCTGCGTGGCCGTCAAAGCGATGCCACGCTGCTGCGCCTGGTTGAGGAGGTCCGTCTCGTACTTGAGCGCGAGCGCAGCCTGCTCGGTCATTCCGAGAGCTTCCTGTTCAGCCTCCAGCGAGGCGATACGGCGGTTGGCGCCGTCGACGATGTCTGAATACTTCTCGGCTTCCGTCTTGCCACCGCCTCCGGCCCGACCGCCCTTTTTCGACTTGGTGTCAACGTCGACCAGATCCTTCGCAAGCTCCTTCAGCTTGGAAGATGCCATTGACGCACCTTTCGAGATGGCAGAGCCGAACCCGCCAAGGTAATCGGTGTTCATCGCGCTCGACAGAGCAGCGTTTCGATCGCCTGCTGCCTGAGAGAGCGCACCAGCATATGGATTGTCGATCTGCCCGAAACTGACCGAACCAATTTCGCCGATCGAGAACCCGCCTGGGAGCTTCCCGAGAGCGCCATTAACGCTCTGGATGAGGGAGTTGAGCATGCCAGTCGCGGCGTTGATCATCTTCTCGATTGCGCCGATCGCGGCATTGGCCGCACCAACGGCCGCCGCTCCGATGATGTTCGGGAACTGTGCCCAAACGAATTTCAGGTCGTTGAAAGCGCCGACAAAGGCCCCGATGATGAAGTTGACCCCGGTCTTGGCTGCTCCGACAACATCCACGCCGAGGATGTTGGTTAGTTCATCCCTGAATATGTTGGCCGCGACAACCGCTGCGGTGATCCCGGCTACGAAGGCGATAG